GCAATGGCTTCAAGTATAGCAAGTCTTGAACCATAACTATCTTCTTGTGAGAGTGCAACAATTTTTCCTAAAATGCTTTGCATTTTTTCTAGGTTTGCAATAGTCTTTGTGAGTTCATTAATAGGTTGCTCTATCTTTTGTGTGATTTCGTTTCCTACCGTTGCTTGCAGTTCATCAAGTATTGCACCCCTAACACTAGAAAGTGTTTCTTTACTTACTTTCTTTGATTTAATGCTTGTATAGACTGTTCTAATAACTACACCAATAAGTGTAATAAGTGAACCCCCACCTACTGCACCATAAACAATTCCAACCGATTTGATAATATCTTGTAGCCAAGCATTATCTTGAATAAGTTGCTCTATTTCTTTTGAAAGGTCATTTGTAGTTTCCACTTCAGTATTAGAAACTTCGCTCTCACTATTTGTAGTTTCCGTTTCAACCAATTCATTTTCTACGACCTCCTCATTTTCAACAACATTTTCAACGATTTCATTTTCATTAACGACTTCATCAGTAAGTGTTAATGGATTAATTAATATACTTGCTAATAATAATAACTTCATTACTCTTTATCTCCTACTAATACTTTTATAGACTTTGCCATTGTGTTTATTTTTTCATTTATATCTCTTTCATATCTATTGAGTTCTTTTTCAAGTCTATCAATAGTCTTACATTGTTCCAAAATTATTTTATCTTGATATGCTAGATAGGTTTGTCTTGCGACAATTTGCCATCTACCATTTTTGAAAACAATAATATTATCTTCACTTGGACTAAAAGAACCTGTGTCAATTAAAATCTTCATTTATATCTCCTTTGAAAAAATTATAAAAATAATTTGTAATTTATTCAATATCAACTAATTTACGAGTGATTAATTGATTAGTCTTTGCATATCTTGAAAGTTCAAATAAACCACTTGTTGAGTTTTGCTCATATACTCTATCAGTCTTTGTATCATTGAGCGAGAAATAAAAAGTATTGCCCTTTGTGTAGTCAAACATAAATACATCAGCACCTAGCATTGTATCATTATCTCTAATTGATAAGACTAGATACTTACTACCTTGATAAGTAGCATTAATATCAAATACTGCAACATTGTTTTTAAAAGCAAAATTATTAGACCTATCAACAATTTCAAAACTTGCTAATGCACTTACCCCACTATGTAATTCTTCATTAAAAGTTTCATTGTTTTGCCACCTAGCAAATAGTGTGTAATTGTGGTCTTTAAGTGCCGTTGCCTCACAAAACATTTTTCCAATTCTTATATCACTCTCACTTGTGTAATACTCAAATTGTATTGTTTCATTAAGTCTTTCATCAAGTGATTTATAATAAACTCTACTTGTAGGTGTATCAATATCTTCACTTAAAATACTTGTTAATTGATTTCTTAATCTAAATATATCTTTTGTGTAGTCATAATCACTATTGAGTGGTGTAGCACCCATTAAAAGCATATAGTTAGTAATTGTTGTGCTATCTATCATTTGCTCTTGTAATATGAAACTCTCATTTTGGAAAGATACTCTATGTTCGGTATCAAAGTCTTTATGTATATACCAACCTTGAATAATTCCACCAACTCTATAAAAGTCATCACTATCGTGTGGGTTATAAGATTGCTTTACATTTGAACCATCTAAATATGTAAGATAATCTCCCATATTCTTATAGTTTCTTATATAAGTTCCAAACCCTTGATTATCTAGTTCTCTATAAGATACTGCAACACACTTATCATTTGCTAAAACTGATAAGTCTTTCTTAAATGCTCCAAGTGAGTGTTCCGTTCCACTAGCATCATAATAGTCGCTTATCTCATAAGCATATTTGAGTGCATAAGTGTCTTTATTTGCGAGTGCCCCACCCAAGAAACCAGAATATAAACAATAAATCTTATCACAAGCATAAGATAAATAATCTCTACCTACTCTAACAAAAGTGTGCACATTTTCTTTTCTATCAACACTTTGTCCTACATTAACATACTCATAAGCCCTATATTTAGTTTGTAGTGCTGTAAAGTAGTTTTGCATAATATAGTGTTCACTTGCTACATAGTTGCAATCTGCAAACTCACTATAAAATTGTAGTTCTTGTTGGAAAATATCAAGTGTCTTTCCCTTATATGTATATTCAAGTAAGTTATCACTAGAAAGCATTGTAATATTGCTTAAACTTGCACTAGGTTGAGAGATATAGTAAATATTGTTTCCTAACCTATTAATCTTTTCTTGCTCTCTTGTAGAAAACTCATTAAACATAATGATACTACTTTCTTGTGTATCTACTTGTGCTAGGTCATAAGGTATTTCTAGTTCTTTGTGATATTTGAGTGTTGTATCGTTAAATGGTGCATAAGTTATATTAAAAGTAAAGCAAGCATAAGGCGACATTGCAGTTTGACCTAATAAGTCTGGAATATTTTGGAAACCAGAGCCGTGTATTTCTCTATATTTGCAATTAACACTTGTTGCACTCTCAATTCCTACTCTCTCAAATAAAGTAAGATAGGCATTTGATGTATTATTCTTATATAACCACTTGCATAATGCATCAATAAACACAAAAGTATTAGTTTCATACCAATTAAACCAAGACCACTTATTGCTAAAACCACTTATCTTATTTGAGTTGTAGGTATATTCAAGTGTTGTGTAGTAATTGCTAGTGAGTGTTTCTCTTGGCTTATCTTCAAAACTTGTGTTATCTAAATCACTTACTTGTGTGTAGTCAGTTTCTAATTGCTCTCTTTGTGTTTTCTCATAAACAAAATCGGTTATATCAAACTTTGGTAAAGCATATTGATAAAAGTAAATTGTTTCTGCATTATATGTAGGTGTGTATTTTACATACTCAATATCGTTCATTGTGTAATAGACTGCAACAAACTTGTAATTAGTTGCATTTGTAATAACAAAAGTATCACTTAAACTTGGGTTAATTGTTGTGGTATATTCGGTATCACTATGCCCTACAATATCTCCTATAAATTGATGGTTGGTGTCGTTTCCATTAGCAAAAGCACTACTCACAATTCTTGTAATTGTAATAGGCAAACTTTCAAGATTTTGAATAGTAAGTGTTCCACCACTCCAAGATATACGAACATTTGCCGAGCCAATAGGCAAAACTACTTGTGTTTCTAATACACTAGGAAAACTTGTTTCTAGTTTTAATACTCTTTCAATAGGAAAGTCAGTTGTAAGCACTAGATTTTCTGCTTGTTTTAGTAAGACATTATTTATATCTCTAAAACCTATAATCTCATTAACAACACTATTATCATTGTCTAATAAGTTCTTAATTGGTGTGTATAGTGTATTTACAAAACTATCACTAGAATTGTTTGACTTAATAAAATATTGTCTATCACTTGGTAAAGTAAGTGTGTTCTTATTTTGTCTTAAATTAAAAGCAGTAAGTGTATAACCTACAATTTTAGGCAAGCAACCTACTACTAGCATTAAAGTAGTTAGGACTGTTCTTAAACTTGGTGTGTTCCAAGATAAATCTGGACACTCTTGTGCAAATAGTGGGTTATTCTCAATATCGGTATAGTCTATAAAGGGTGCATATTCCCAAGTTGTAGCACTTGCTACTTTCTTAACTCTTGGTATATATAAGTCGCAATATTCTTTAATTACTTGTCCTATTGTTTTAGGTGTATCTACTTTGCTCTTTAAGTAGGTTCTATTAGGAACAATAATCTTTTCTAGTATCTTTGTAGGAGACATTAAATTGAGTTGATACTCATAATATTTCCCATTAAAATTAACAAACTTTTCATCAAAACTATCAATAACAAAAAATAGTTCAAAACTCTCATTATCGCTATCAATAATTTTTACATATTGAAATGGTCTTAAATCGAGTGCTTGTTCTAAATGGACTATGTTGCAATTAAAACTATCTAATTTTTCATTAGCCGTAAACTTATAAGCACTACCTACTTCAAGTGTAAATAGTGTATCTCCGTAATTTTCAATATATGCTTGTAAGTGCATTATCTATTCTCCCCCCTATCTCCACTTGTGAGTGAGTAGCCTGCCCTTTGTCTTGAAAAGTCTAATTGTGTATTTAATCTCTTTATATCAATGTTTTGGTCATTATACCCCTCATATAAATCAAGTCCAAACTTTACACCAAGTCCAATAGTTGCAACAGTTACACCTACCCACCCAAACTTTGAACTAGCAATAATCGTTCCAAGAGCATTAGCAGATTTAGAAACTAAACTCTTTGCAATTTTCATATTGACTTGTCCTTGCACATTGTCGGTTAAATCTAGGTATTTATCAATTTCATAATATACCCACTCTTTTGTAATACTTGTTGCTACACTTTTTACTTTATTAAAAGCATAATTAGACACAATAGTTTGTCTATCTATTTGCTCACTACTAATAGGACTTGCAGTCTTTCCAGTCTTGGTATTAATTGCAGTTCCATTATTTCCACTTGCTTTACCCTTACCCGTAGAAAAAAGTATCTTAACCGTGCCTTCCATTTCTTACTCTCCTAAACAAACTGCAAGCATAGGAACATTTGCAATTTCTTGTCTTAAATTAAGTGATAAAAAGTGTAGTGTTCTAGTAGATAAAGCACTTGGGTAAATCGTATCTCCTATTTGGATTTGAGTTTCACAAGTTGTATTTAGACTATCGTTGCTAGTGTGCATAAAATCTAAACACTTTTGCGAAAATGCACTATTTGAGATAGGAACAAAAGTAAAAGTAAGTGTATAAGTTGATGCAGTATTAATTGTCTTTGTTCTATCGTAATTATCTCCTAGATTAGCAGTATGTGGAATTGTATTCATTTCTTCTTCAATTTCTAGGAAAATAACCTCTTCCTCATCAATTATAAGTTTCTTTACACCTAAAATATTAAAGCCAAAAACAAAGGTTGCGTTCATTTCTAAACTTGCACGATAGAATTGTCCATCTTCTCCAAAAGGTTCGTTCAAATCACTTGTTGTATAAAGTTCTCTTACAAAAGAATTGCTAGGAACACTTGGACTATTTAAGTTGTATTTTAGTGCAACCCAACTTGCAAGTTGTCTAGCATTTTCAAAAGTATCACTCTCACTTATAACTTGAATTGCTACTGGAACAATAGTGCTACCACTAAAAATTGTGCCTTTTTCAAAATTGACTATTACATAAATAGCACTTTTTTCTACACTATCTAACCCCTTAAAAGTTCTCTCATCACAAATATAAACATTGTTATCTATATTTAAGTTTGTTTTTGCATAAGCAAAGTGTTCTTTCAGTGTGTATAAAATATCGTATTGAAAATCTACATAACTTGCCATACTATTTCCTCAATTTCGTTTCTATGATTATTTCCAAATCTAATAATTGCGTGCCTTAACATTTTATTAGCATAATTCCTATGGTTGTGTGGTCTTATTAAAACTTTTTCTAATTCACTTCTAGGCATTAATCTCATAGGCACATTAGCATAAGTAATTGGGTCTTTTTTCTTATAGACAAAGAACTCACTACCTTTGCTATTAAGTTCATTAGCATAAGAGCCATCAAGGAACAACATAATACCATTAGGGTTCTTTCCGTGATTTGATGAAGTTAATAGGAACTCGGCAGTATCGTATTTTCTAGGTGCAATAGTAAAAGAGTGCTTGTATTCGTGCAATTTTCTCCTAATTTGGTCGCTTAAATGCTTATCTTCAAACTCTTGTAAAAGATATTCGGTGCAACGAATAACAATTTCGTGTTTCAAAAGCACTACTCTACCACTCGTGAGTTCTTGTTCTTCCACTACTCTTTACCCCTTACATAAAATCTAGTAGATTTATTCATTTTGTCTAGTTTCATATACTTTGTGTTTCTCACATTAATATTTGTATATTTCTCAACAATTAAAAAGTCCCTGTTAAAGTTTTTAATAAAAATAAAATCACCCTCTTTAAGTTCATCAACATTGTCGTGTGTTTTGAGATAAAAAGTTTCATTTTGAGTTTTATACCTACTATCAAGATTAGACATTTCATTTGCGATTTCACCCATTATACTTGCAAAAAAACAACAAACAATACTCTCGTTATGTTCTAGGTTTTCTTGTGTCTTGGTTACTATTTTCTTTTTACCAACACATTGTAGTCTTTCATCATTCGCTCTTTTATAAATGTTATAACCCATATTAATACCCGTGTAATTCAATATCTAAAAACTCTGCAATAGCATTAGACTTTGCAACATTATTCATACAAAGTTTCTTAATTAAAGATAATTGGTCTATTGCATTAGGACTAATCTTAATAGCACCATTTTTAGTTATGTTTCTTGAATTATAATACATTAAACTATCATTACCAATATCGCCATTAACAATTAAATACTCAACTTGTAAAGCAATAGCAATTTTTACTCTTTTTCTATCATCATTATTTAACTTGTTGTGATACCACTTAACTAAATCATTGCGATAGTTTTTACCCACATAAGCAATCAACATATCTTGCGCTTTTGCAATAAGTCTTTCAACTTTATTGCTAGGGTTATCATCATCTTGTATATTTTCTGGATTAATACCTGTGATTTCTAAAACTTCTTCTCTTGTTATTAAATTATTGTCAAAAAAAGCCATAAGATACCTCCACGATTTAATTATACAATAATTAGGTTGTTTGTAAAAAAGAAAAAGTGCCTATGGGCAAGCACTTAATCTTTTGGTATGTAGTCTATGAAATTCTGTCTTACTCTATAAGACACTATTATTATAACATTATTGGGGAGATACTCAATGTTTAATTTTGTTAAATAGTGATTTTATAGCAATAGTAAGTGAAATCACAATTACTAGAAATGGTGTTCCCGGCCCTAACCAAAAGAGCCAACAAGCACTAGCAACTGAAAACATAGTAATTCTAAAAGGTTCATTGGAATAAAAAATAATTCCTAAAAGATACGGCAGCCGAACCTCACTAGAAACTACTAGAAACACAATAAGAAAGATAAGAGCAGTTCTCCAATCTCTTATATTGTAAAAAATCCATACAAAAGGAAAGGAAATAAGATACCAAATCCACTTGAATATTCTTTTGAGTTTGTTTGGCTCTTGCTTAATCTTATCTTTTCTCTCGTTTTGCAGTTGCTTATATTTTTCTAGTATTTGCATATAGGTAGTATAACATAAAAAAGGGCTAATTGCCCTTTTTATTTTTCCAATACTCAACTTGTTTTAATCTCTTTTCTGCTTGCTCTTTTGTGAGATTAGGTTTTGAGAGTGGCTTTCCACTTTCGCTTTTGACTTGATAGCCTTGCTTGGTTTTGACTATCATAACACTCTCATAATGCTTTCTAATTGTTCGACACTAGCATTAAAGAAACGATAATTTAGTGTATCGTTAGTTAAAGCATTAGGAATAACGACTTTGATTTTGTTATATGCCTTTTCAACTGTATTTTCTAAATTAGCAAGTGCATTAATTTTTTCTTCTTCAGTTGTTTCTTCGGCAAATGAATTTACGACATTCATATAACTTTCATTATATGCACTAACGATTTCTTTAATTCTATCAACTATTGCGTGTGCTAAATCAAATCTCTCTAAACCTTTTTCATCATCATTTCTAGCAAAGAAACATTTTGAGTTTTCACTAGCAAGATAACAGATTGGGTCGTTGTTAAGATAAATAACATTATCGTGTTCTACGACTTCTTTACCTCTTTTAAGGTTAAATACTTTTGCGATACCTTTGAACTCGGTATCTTTTCCAACTATATAATTAATCATAAATAATTCTCCTTATATTTATTATATATTTTATTTGCTTTATTAACTATGATTTTAGCATTATCACCTAGAAAATGGCTTCTCCAACTTTGATAACTTGTTTCAATATTGTTTAATGTCATTTTACCTTGCTCAAACCATTTAAAGAATATTTTTAATTTCTTAATCATTCTATAAAAACTATCTTTGCAAGGTCTTGTATAAAGTTTACAACTTATTACAAAATGCCTTTTTAGATAAGAACAATGATTTTTGCTTAACATTGTTTTTTTATCGTTAATTTCAATTTTGTGTTGTAAACAAACATCTTTAATTTCAATTAATGCTTGTTTCAACTTTTCCTTATTCGTGCTAATGATAATACTATCGTCCATATATCTTGTGTAATATTTGAAATGTAATTTATGCTTAACCAAATTGTCTATTGCGTGTGTATAAAATATTGCACTAATTTGAGAAACTTGACTGCCTAGTCCAAGTCCTTTTTCACCAAAACATTTTATAAAATGAATATACAAACTCATTATTTTTGTATCTTGAATATACTTTTTAACTTCACTAATCAATATTTCGTGATTAATATTTTCAAAATAAGAGTGAAAGTCCATTGTTAAGAAATAAATATCTTTGTTTTCTTTCATACACTTTCTTATAAAATATTTAGTTCGATTTAAGACAAATAAACAACCTTTATGTTTAAGAGTAGCACCATTATCGTAAATTAGTTTAGATTTAAGAATTGGTGTGAGTTCATAATCACATAAACACTTTTGCACAACTCTTTCGCTAATATGATTAGACCTAATTAGTCGTGTCTTGCCCCTTTCGATTTTAGTAAAAGTGTAGAAACCTTTTGACTTATAAGTTCCACTGCGCAGTTTTGATAAGGTATTAGCGAGATTAATATTTCTTTTCATTTTGTATCTTTGCACACTCATTTTCCAACCTACATTTCTTTGCGCTTTTATGCTTGATTTATATAAGTGGAGAAATGAGAATACCTTATCAAAATTATCGTAGTGTGTTATATGCATATTTAATCAATTCTTTAATTAGTTTTCTAAATAAAATTGCTATACATAATCTTTTATGCTTTCGCAACGGATATAATCCCCTTTGCCATTAAAGTTATATGAATAGTCTTAATCAATTAGGTATTTATGACAAATCAGGCGCAACCCTATTAGTATTGTTGGCATTGTTATTGTTGAAGTTACCGTTGTTGTTAACATTCACCACATTGTTCGAGTTACCGGAATTAGGAGATTTACAGATTATACCCCTTTATTAAATCGTGTTTTATCACTACTTAATAAACCTTTAATAAGTCTTTCTTCGTTTGCTAATAATTCTGCTAAATGGCTATAAAAATATTCATTAGGAATAATTATAGTTGGCTCATCAGTTTCATTATCAAACTTTACATATTTATCTAATAATCTGCTTTCTTCTTCATCAATAAGATAAAGATTAGCAAGAGCGTATTTAAGTTGTTTTGTCCTTTCTTTATACTCAAATTCAATTTCTGGATTAAATTGTTGAGCAGTAATTACATTTTTATAAACATTGTTTCCTAGTTGTTTAATATATGCCAAATCCGTTTGATAAATTCTATCTACTTTATTCCACTTGTTTTGTGGATTACCCTTAATCCATTTCTCACCATTTGCATAGTAATTGAGATGCCTTCTCAATGCTTGTGCGTTTGAAATAAACTCCATAGAACTTTCTTTTCTTTTTGCTTTTGGAACTGACATATATTAAACCCCTATAATGCGTGCTTTATCGCACGCAGATTGAAGATTGCTGATTTTTACAAGGCAAAGGCAGGCGCAACCCTATAAGTAGTGCTGGCAGTGGTAAAGTTGAAGGTACCGCTGGAGTCAACAAACACCACAATGCTCGAGTAACCGGAAGAAGGAGACCTTGTCCACCAAGAACCAGCAGTTGTTAAAGCACCATTTCTATATTTAATTCTATCGGCTGCGTTTGAATGAGTTTGATAATATTGCCAAGTAGATAATGCTGCTCTTTCTTCACTACGAGAATAAGTTGAACTTGCGCTTAATTCTTTTTCTGCGGCTATGAATAACTTGTCACTTGTAGAAACAAGAGTTCCATTATTTCCATTGGTTGCAGTTTGGATTGTTGTGTTAGTTAAAATTGCTTGTAAATCACTTGGGTATCTTAATAACACAGTAGATTGTAAATATGCTCTTATATCACTTATATTCCAATCATTATAAGCATTATCTCCATCTACATTACTAGAACTATTCCAAGTGATGCCGCTAGCACCAGAACCATCACTTCCATCAAGTGCTACTTGCTCAAATACACCGTGCTTATTATACAAACCACTTAAATCAACAATTCTTTGTTGTCTAGGGACACCGTCACTACCTGTAAAATTCTTTAAATCTCCAACAGACCAATAGTTAGCGGCATCTCCACTTAAAAATACTGTATTAATATCTGCCCAAGAATTATTATCTAAAATTGGGTCAATTTTTGTTAAGTTATCGGTTAATAAGAAACTAACGAAATATCTAAAATGGTATTTTGTATTTACAACAAGATTAGTTGGGTCAAGTGCTAATGTTATGCTATCGGTTAAACCTTTTGTTAAATTAACTGGTGCTTTTACATTTGTATATGTATCACTAAATCCATCTAATTCAATTTGGTCTAAATATTCATTTAAGCCAACTGTTGTAGGAACAAGTTTTGTGAAAATAGTATTTGGAATATTGCTAAATGTTGCAATATTAATTGGTGTTGTTGTTGCATTATCTTTTGTAATTGAGAAAGCAAGAACAAATGTAATAATTGCCCCACAACGATTATATGAACTATAACTATCTGCAATAGTGAAATCGGTTGGTGTAGCATAAGCACAAGTAATATTGTCGGTATTGGAAAGTTTAGGGGATTGGTATTTAGCAGAGCCAATTTGTAAACCTAATAATTCGGCTTCAGTTCCTGTGAGAGTTGGGTTGGCTTGCACTAAACCTTTATTACTTGATGACCAATACCAACCTTTTGTTGATTTATTTATACTAATTGTTTTATATTCTAACCAAGAATTTCCACTTGGAATTAAGTAATCATATCTTATAAAGTCATTATCTTCATAGGTTTTATAGTAATAATTTGTGCTATAAAAAATTAAACAATTATTGCCACTTACTATTGCATAATCTTCATCACTAAATGTTCCAGAAAATATATCAATAGTAACTACTTCCATACCACCTTTATCGAGTTCTTCCGTAGTTAATTCAAACTCTTTTGTGGCCCTTTGTATTGTGTAGTATTCAATAATTACTTTATCAACACCCATACGAGCAAGTGCTTTGTATTGAATAAGTGTGCTTGCACTAAACTCTTTGTAGTAGTATTGAGTGCCTGCTTTAATTACTGCGTTATCTCCATTTAAGATATTGTATTGTTCATCAGTAAGTGTTCCACTCATTGCAGAGATTTCTACAACTTGTAAGCCACCACCTAATTCGGTAATATCTTTTACTACAAATGCCCAAGTGTCATCACTTTTCTCGTAATAAACTTCTTCTGCATTTTCGTGGTCAACATAAACTAAACTCATTTCATTTGCTTTTTTATAAGCAACTAAATATGCGTGTTCTTTGCCATTTGCTTGTTTAATAACAATATCTCCACAAGCAAGTTTTTCACAAACATCACTATCAATATTTTCGACACTCTCAACATAAACTTTCGCACCACCATTGCCTAACTTACCAGCACTTGTGAGTGTTGTGACAAAAGTTTGTGTTGCTTTGGTATATTCAACAACAATTGTTAAATAACTACCATTAGTCATTAAGCAAGTGAGTGTTGTAGTGTCTTTTGTATCTCCACTTGCTAATTTGACACCAATAATCTCTCCTAAAAGAATTGTAGTTCCACTATTAACTTCAATAGCAATTCTCCAATTTTTTAAGTTTGATTTTTGTAATATGGCTCTCTTGAGTTCTAAATCATTTAACTCAATAGTTTCTTCAAACTCATCGCCATCAATGAGTTTTGCTTTTGTTTCGGCGCTAACTGTAATTACATAGACACCATTACCCTCTGCATCTGGGGAATATTTTTGTCTAGGAAAATTCGTAGCACCAGCAATTACACTAAATTTGCTCAATTTTCGTTCCTCCATTGAAAAACCTTTAAGGTTAATTTAATTATAAAATAAAAAAGTGAGTAAATAAATACTCACTTAATTATTTTAGTTTGTTGTTATTCTGCAATTACAACTTTTACTGTGCTTGGAGATTTAGCAAGAATAACCCCGTTCGCATCAGTAAGAGCCACATATAAGTCATCATCGGCTGGGATGAACTCACTTCCAACTTCAACAAGTGTTCCACTTGATTGTGTCTCGCCAATGTCACCGAATGCTGTGGCTTTAACATAAATCTTTGAGTAGTTTAAGCCTGCAGGTTTCGTATAAACGGCATCAATAATTGTTGTGCCACTTGTCTTACCTGCAACACTAGAGATTTCAACCTCTAAATCATCAGCGCCAATTAAGTTTTCATCTAAACTTGCATAGATACCAACTCTCTTGTTGACTGGAACGATACAATCTAACCAAGTATGTAAGTTAAAGATATAACCATCAAAACTTGTAATGACTGAACCATCATAAGTTCTCATACGATTTAATCTAATAATTGGGTAGATATAATCGATAGGAACAAACATAAAATTGACATATCTTGATAAAGCACTTGTTGTATAGCCATTGTTTGTTAAAGCGGCATCGGTAAATGCTCTGTCATCTGGTAATAAGAAGATAGGTGTTCCATTAAAGAAAGGAATTGATAAATTAAGTCTATCTCTTTCAAAGACATCATTTCTAATGTATCTATTGATTTCACTTGAAGTCATAAGAGCATTATATGTAGCCCATCTCATAACGATAGCCATATTGTTCTTTGAAACACCGTGATTGAATAACCAACCCTCGCCAGCAAGTAATTTTGAAACTGCATTTGCATAGGTAACACTTTCAATAACTCTGTTTCCTAAACTTGTATTTGTGCAGTCTGCGAGAACTGATGTAATGATTTCATCTTTTTCTGGAATTGCTTTTGTTCTATAGAACTCATCAAGAATAGGTGCAACCATTCTTTGTAAGCCAGCAAGATTTAAGTCGATTTCATCAAGTTTGAATTGAATTGCTCTATCATATCTAATTCTATAGAGTGTCCACTTTGCACTAATTCCGCCAATAGGATAACCTGCTCTATTGTCGGCTGCGACATTTCCATTGTAATCTGCATATAATTCAGCATTTGCAGAAACAACTACTTTTTGCTCATTGGTAATACGGTAGAAACCATAGCCATCGAGTAAAACTGATAATAATTTAACCCAACCAACTTCATAGAAACTATCATCAAGATTTCTATTATCTGGAAGGAATTTTGCGTAGGTGCTCTCGTGAACTAAAACTTGGTCTAAATAGTTTTGTGAGAATACACCAACGGCTTCAAATAAATTGCCTGTCATTTAATATTTTTCTCCTTTAATTTTTATATCTCGTGTATTTATAGAAACCATCTAAATCACTTGATTTGTTCTCTGGGGCAGGATTACCTAAATTGACATTTGGAATATTTTGAGTTTCAAGCCATTGTGCTTTAAGTTTTGGGTTAGTCTTAAAAGTTTCTTCAATATTTTCTTTTGTTAAGTCTTTTCCAATTCCCTTAAAATAACCCTTGACTATATCTCTCATATCTTCGCTAATGCCTACTTTAAGCATAGCATTTTCGCCCTCGAGTTCTTTTAACCTACTTGTTGCCTCATCATATTTTGTTGCCTTTTCTTTGTAGGTTTCAAGTTCTTTAGCATTTTCTATTTGTGCCTTTGCCTCTTCAAATGAATTAACACCAAGTTTATTAAGGTATCTATACTTTTCTTCCTTAATAAGAGAATTGACTTTTGCTTGTTGCAATTCACTAAAAGGTTCAGCAACCTTTGGTTCATTTGTTGGTGCAGTTTGTTCTGCATTTGTTGTCGAGTTTACAACATTTGTGTTTTCTTCACTCATTTCTAGTTTCTCCTAACTATAAGTTTTTTGCCGATAATTAAAGGTTATCGTTCCTTGTTTTTATTATATAAGAATTAATTTATATAAGTAAAGAAAAAAGTAGTGAAACACACAAAACACTACTTTTCTCTAATTTATTTTACTATTTATTTATATTTCATCAACACCTTTTAGCGCTCTATTGTGATTATTCATACCACTATTATCACTTAATGCTGCGATTTCATCTTGATAAGGACTTGTGTTTTTATCAAAACTTGGTGTCTTATTGAAAACCTCTCCTTGCATACTCATTAATTGTTTAGCATTAATAAGTTCAATTTCTTTTTGCATTTCCTCATCACTCTTTTCATCTTCATAAATTGACCTAACAAACTCTTCAGTAGAAATAGCATTTGATTGGAAAAGTGGTAAGTAAGATTTAATCTTTTGTTCTTTACTTGGAGATAAGAACTTATCATATTTAACATTAACTTGATAGTTTTTCATATCTTCTTTACTATCAACTACACCTTGATAAAAATATTTATAAGCAAAAATTGTTTTTGAGAGTAAAGATTTCATAATTTGTTGCTCTTTCTTTCTTACATAAGTAATAGTGTAAAGAGTTTGTCTTGACCTTTCCCTAATTGCCTCAGCACTATCTCTAAAGAAAGTTTGCTCATTAAGTCCTATATCATTTAAGGACATAATACCACCCAAGATTATCTCAAGCGAATATTCCATCATAGTATCATAGCACTTAATATCAATACTAGGTTGGACAACTTTAGGTGTATTGCTTTCCATACTAGAGCCATCACCCGTTAATTGATTTGCAACTGCAATATATTCAGTATCAAAGTCATTAGGTGTTTGTGGCATACCATTATTTCCTATAGCAACACTCTCAACTGGGTAGGTAACTTTAGGCATAGACCTACGAACACAAGTGCTTGCAACACTAACTGCTTGGTCATAGTCATCAAGAGCATCAATTTTCCCATAGAATATTGACTTTCCATAAAGTCCCTCATTAACTAACCCATCAATTTCATAAAAGACACAAGGTTCTCCTAGAATAAAAGGTATATTTGGGAACTCAATATATTCTTGCTTATCTTTTAGGAACTCGCACTCTGCAAGTGGGACTTCTCTAGCACCATTAATATTTTCTAAAAATGCTTTCTTTTCAATACAACTATAAATAGTGCCATTTTCTTTTCTAGTAAATCTAGTTTCAACTAGCATATACTCTTTATTTTCATATATGTAGTGATTTAAGTAAACTATTGCCTTAATATCATCATCTTCTTTCACAAAATAAGTATTATGTGCATCAAAATATCTTACTTTTGGGTAATCATTTTCTTCAGTATTAATATCAATTCTATAAGCACCCCAACCTTGATAAAGAGTTTTCCTTACTTGTTTTCTTTGTAATTGTGCAATATCATTTTCTTCAACTATATTTGTGAGTAATTCGTGATACTCTTTGTCTTGTGAGTATATATCTGGCTCATTAATAATATTAACAAGAGTTGTAGTAATATTTGAAACTAGGTTTGCAGTTGTTCTTTTAAGTTTTTGAGAGAGAGCAGATTTTGCCCAAAAGTAATTCATACAATTTCTTTGTCTTATAAAGTTTTGTGGGTAGTTGTTTATATTTGCCTCAGTGTAAAACTCAAGCATTTTTGTGCTATCTCCCAATTCCCAAGTGTCAATTTCATCTAGGAAAAATCTATTTACACTTGTAAAGTTAGGTTGAGAGAAAGTTTTGTTTCTTAAAGAACTTTTTGGTGTAATTGTTTCTTGTGTCTTATTAATTCTTGCTAGAACATTTTGTTTAATCCAAGTAAAGAAATTCATATTTTTTCTCCTTAATATTCCTTAAAGTTTTGCCACTCTTTTGCTAGGTTGTAAAATGGAATTGTGCCATATTCCCAAGCATTTATTGCGTGGTCATTAACATTTTCTCTTATTGTGCCCTTCCCCTCTCTTGAGGATTTAATTTCTCTTATTAGGTTTTTGCACTCACTCGAGAAATACATTTTTTTATAAGCCATAAGTTTATTTGAAAATCTAATTCTAGTTAGAATAGGTCTTTTGCTAGATTTAGAAAATCTTAAGTTCATAATTTTTCTTTTAGACTGAATAGTTTGTAGAGAACTGAGTGTGCCTGCATCTGCACTATCTACAAAAACATTGCACATAGACCTAAATAGAGTTGGGTTAGACTGATATTTTGAAAACCAAGAGAGAATTGTATTTACAGTTTGCTCTTGTAGTTCTTGTGGTGTGAGTGCTCTTTGTGTGCTAGTTAATATTTCTTTAGAATAATAATACTCATCAATAGCAACAATAGACCCCTTTTCAACCCCAGAGTAATCAGTTCTCGTAATTCCACAAAGAATTATAACATAAGCACTCTTAATTCTCGCACTATCAAGTGAGTTTCCTTGTAATATCTTACCTTCGCCATTAGAATACCCAGTATCAATACCTATACAATATTCGCTAAAGGACAATTCTTGCATTAAGTTTGCTGGGAGAATTAAGTTATCTTTGAACTCTGGGTAAACAATTTCTCCAGTCGCACCCCACATACCCAAGAATTCGGTGTTATATATTCTCTCACTCGCAAGTTTTGCTGCTTGTGCTATTTGGTCATAGTTTTGTGCTCTCCACTTATTTACTTTATAAGTGCTTTGCATAAGTGCAAGTCCAATTCCCTTTTCAAGAGAAAGTGAGTTTAGTTTTTTAATTCTATACCCCACATTTTCTAGGAACTTTTGTGTGTTTTCAGTATCTGGTAGATAATTTTTAATAAAAATATCATAAATCCAACACCCAAAAGATTGCCGGGGATTTAACAAGAAAGTGCACTGTTGGGGTATATATATTTTTGATTTAGGTATATAAGTAGCAAATTCGCCCCTGAGTGACCCATCAATTTGTCTAAACAACTCATAATCTTTGAGTTCAAATGCCTCCTCAAAGTAAAAGTCTGTAATCTCTCCACTTTCTACTTGAATACCATTAACAGCAGTTCCCCTATCGCACCCAAAGAATAATATTTTTTGTCTAGTTTTCTTATGCACTATCTCAATATCGTGCTCTTTTATTTGAAATTCTGTCCATAACCCAGTTCGGTAGAGTGCTTTTTTTATCTCTGCAAAGCAAGTATCTTTTAAGTCATTTGCAACTGCTCTAAATACACAAACATTTCTCCTTTTATCAAATAATAGTTTATGTAATATCTCTAGTCCCAAGAAAGTATAGGACTTTCCAGTATTTCTCGCCCCATATAGCACTCTATATCTAGTAGGACAATTAGTCCACCACATTGGCAGAAACTCTGGAGCAATCATACTTTTTATGTCAAAGGTTAGTTCCACTTTTACTCTCCTATTGACATATCTTGTGCTAACTCTTGGCTAGTTTCACTTTCCTTAAACACAATCCTATCTGCATTAAGATTAACCACACTCTTTGTCCCATCATCAACTTGTTTCAAGTAGTTCTTTCCTAAGAACTGCAACATCTTAGTATTCTTATCTTCAAGTGCACTCTCAAATTGTGTGTCTAGTAATAACATATTTGCTCTTGCTCTATATGTGTCTTTTACTTTCTCAAAGTCTAGGTTAAAGTTTAGTATTGCCCACTCTTCAAGTAAAGCGGTATTACACATTAAAGTTTGCGCTATCTCTTGCTTTGAGAGTTGTAGCATACTTAAATTAACTATTGTGTCTTTATAGTTGTTCAATTCTTTAGTGCTAGTAATCTCTTTGTTTGGTAATTTATATTTTTCTAGTAATTTATCTAACATACACTTTTAGTATAAATTGAGTTTTGATTTTTGTAAATAGGAAAATAAAGTTTGCATTAGTCCAAAGGGTTTCACTACTATATTGGTTGTATAGTTAGTAGTTATTTAATAGTATTACTTGATTTTTATTTTTCGAGTATATCACAGTCTTATATATTCCCTTTCTCCCTTTTTTTATCTTCCCCCCACCCTATAAGAAAAAAGTTAATATCAAAAAAGAATATATTATATTAAGTAATAGTTATTAGATAGTGATATTTAGTTATAGATGGATGTAATTATAAATAGTGTGATATAAAAATAGTCTTTTAATCATATAAAGTCTTCTAATCATATAAAGACTTTTTATCTAGTCTTATTAGATGCTTTATATCTGCTTATCTTATATTGTCTTGTTGTGTCTAGTCCTCGTGCGTGCGTGGGGTTCAACTCCTAACCCTAACTCCTTAACGCATACCATTAGAAAAAAACTAACTATTATATATAGATACAATAACTATCATAAAAATTGATAAAATAAAATTATAGTAATAGTTATGTTAAAACTCTATCATTACAAAATAATTAGTTATTCAGTAAGAATAAAATTAATACTAAAAGTTAGTATTTTTCTAACTCAAAAAATAGGTATATATTAAATAACTTTTACCATTATTAATACTAAAAAAATAATTATTATTTAATTAGACAATTTAAGCCACTTTTTAATCCCATATAAAGCAATTTTTATATTTTAGTTATGATTAGTCCAAAAATAAAAAAGATGCTTTATTTAAGCATCTAATTAAGATTTAAGAATTTGTCTAATGCTATGCAATAGCGCTCTTTACTGCTTTTAATAAAATCAGTGTATTTTAATTGCTTACTATTTAACATTATGTATTTAACGCCTCTATTTTTGCAAGGATGCGCTTTGTATGCTTCCATCGCTTCTTTTTTAGTGTTAAAAACAATTGTATCTTTATTGAAAGTATAACCCCAGCGCATAGCGCCTTGCATAATCTCATCCAGGATTAATGCTTTACCGTTAATGTCATTTGTTCTTATAACTATTGTCTTCATATATGTTTAGTTCCTTCCTTAATTGCTTTCGCATCTAAATTATAAAACTAATATTTTAGTTAGTCATAACTAACATTTTAATAAAAAGAAAAAGCATCTTTTATAATGCTTTATTCTTTTACTGCTTTATCAATATATACACTCTTATTATTGAATATATCAAAATACGCTTGTTGTTTATTCTCTATTGCTAGTCTAAATGCTAGATAGTCGCTTTCAGTATATTCGCTTATATCATAATAGATAAAGCCACTATCAAGCCATAATCCAGTAAAACAATAGTTTTGTTTTGCTAGTCTTAAATATTTATTGAGTGTAAAGTATGATAATCTTTTTTGCTTTAACTCATAACCCGAGCGGCTTACATAATAGCCGCTTGTTTTTAGTAATATTGAGCCATCACTCGATAGTGTAATACCGCCGTTTGTTTTAATATAGTTTTTAATAGTTTTGTATTGTCTAATTGATAACATATTTTAATACCTCATTAATCCTCTTCTCTTTCGATTATCTCATAATGATATAACCATTTATTTTTTGTTAATCCAATACAATCGGTTAATTGTTTTTCGTCATAGTCTATGAGGCTTTTTTTGATATATTGTTCTGCGTAATATCTTTTTTTCCAGCCGACTGGGTATGAAACTGCGTGCCATACATAGCCATCTTTGCCAATATAGCACGTTGATGCTTCGCCTCTGTTTAGATTAACACTAATTATTTTAACGACATAAGTTTTCATTATTTAGTCCTCTTTTCTGCTTTCGCATCTATATATTAACACCAAAGTCAACAAAATATAAAATTAATTTTTTATTAAGATTTTATTAAAAAGATATTAAGAATTATCAGTTTTAATACCTTAAATATAATTTATATATAAATCTAAGATATTTATATATAAATTAGTTTTGAGCGACTTTTTTTCAAGTCTGGTGATTTTATACCTAACAGCAAAAAAACGCTTTATACGGGCAAAATAACGCATTTTATATATATTTTAATCTTTTTACTTGCAGTATATAAAAGACTGAACTATTTTAACACGCACGCATACATATACGCATACACGCATACGCACCCACCCACCTATGTATGTGCGCCCACCTACCTGTGCCTACCCACCCGTGTGTTTAATTTTATATATGGAACATAGCCACCCACCCACTACCCACCAGATACCACCTAAAAAAGATTAGTTATGACTAACTAAAAAGTTAGTTAACACTAACTTAAAAATGTGTTTTATCATATTGTTGCGAAAGCAGAAAAGAGGACTAAAAACATTATGCAAAACACACTAAACAAAAAAACAATAAACAAATTCGGCACACACTATTTATTAGGTAAAGGCAAAGACGGGCAATACTACTATTTAGAGAAGGAAAGCCGGAATTGTGGCTGGTATTGGGGCTTTGGGTATATTCACTCATACACGAATAATAGACAACCTGAACGCTCGAAAGATATCGCTATGCACACGCACTTTGACAGTCTATTTTTAAAAACTAACATTTTTTATAGTTTTAAAGAGTTTTTCGTAGAAACTACTTTAAATGATAACGAGATATGGCAGTTGTTAGACTTGATGCAAAGCGCTTATACTTTAAGGAAAACAGCAGAATTGTTTTACATAGGTGGCTCACACATTACAAGCAAGGCAAAAATGGAATTATTAGAAAATCAAGAATTATACAATAAAATTAATAAAGAGTTATTGCCTGCAATTTTTGAAAAAATAAAAGAGATTTTAATGGAGAAAGTGGGGGAATAATACCCCCACCTAAAAGCAATAATTAGTGGGAGATTTTAAATATGATTTATTTAGATAAAAATAAAATTACATTAGAGCAAATTAAAGAGATATTAATTAATCAAGGTTTTAACAAAACAAGTTCAAAGAGGTTTATTCGCTATGAAAAAATTGTTAATAAATGGGGCGATTATTGGGGCATTGAGATTACTACATATAATAGTTATTACGAATTGCGCTCATACGCTACGGCTACGCTAGGAATTGGAATAACTGATACAATTACAAGCGTTTTATACCCATTATTCAAAGATTATGAGTTTATTTGGTAGGTAAATTATGGAATATTACACAATTAATTTATATGGCTACAAGTCAAAAAAGCCAAAAATAAAAATTGCGATATTATCACGCACAGAAACAACGGCAAACAACATAAGAGATATAATGCAACGCATCACAGGGGTTGAGATTAAAAGAAACAAGCGAAAGCCGAAACTGTTTTATACCACCACCCCACCTTATTTAGTGGAACAGGAGCAAAAAGATTTAGCAACAAACACAGACAAGGGACTTATTAAATATTTAATTGAGGAGAAAGAAAGATATGAAAGAAAACATTATAAAAACAATGCTTAAAGCAACAGAAGATGGGTATTTTGACTTTAACACACAAGTTGAATATTTAGGCGATGGAAAGTATTTAATCAAAAATAATGACTGCACAGAACTTATTACTGATAGTGAGTTAATTGATATTTTTGAGAACTACCCACCCGAATTGCAACAAGAATTATTAGAAAGTTATGGAGAATAGACTATGAAAACATTAGATAATACAAAAATTACATTATATTTAGCACAAAAGATTTTAGGAGATGGTTTTGATATTGGGGACACCATTTGGGATTGGGGGAACTATTTTGAGATGCCACCAGCAGATACCGCTGAAAAAGATTTAGACTATTACAATAAGTGTATGCGCCTTTTTGCACTCAATATCGAGTTAGTGAGATACCAAAAAGGTTGGTATTCGACTTGCAAAGTTGCAGACTTTATTTGGGAAAACAAGAAAAAGTTTGACAAGTTTTTTAACGAAGTTAATAGTGAAGATTGGCAACCTAAAAATTGGAACATTGAAGATAAAGAAGATGAAGATTTTTGCGATACCTACCTTTATTGCTTCGAGCAATTAATCAATGGCAATTATAGTGAAGAAGACTATAAAAGACTTTACGAAATCTTATTGAATATACAAGGGGAATAGACTATGGAAAGTAAAATTGAAAAAATGTTATTAAAGCGGGGTTTCAAAGAAGAACCTTGTAAACTATCAACTTTCAAGCAATTTGCACTTGCTCAACAAAACTATTTCATTATGTGCTACACAGATGGGTATAATTTTGATTTTAGTTTAGATACCATTTGCGAATTAGACTATGACCAAATAATTGAGATTTCCCATAAAATGCAAACAATGACTATGACACTAGAAATCATTAAGGAGATTTAGTCTATGCTAGATACCAAAGACATAGGAAAGATGATACTTAAAGCAATTAAAGATGGGTATTTCCCCTACCTTGTTTATGTTCGACCTAGTTATCAAGGGAGATGGTTGATACTCGAACAAGGAGAACTTAATATATACACAGAAATAATGCTATGGGCAATCTTTGAATATAGGTGCACCCTAGATAAGAAATTAGACATAATCAAGAAATACGGAAAGGCAAAATATATGGTAAATTATATTGCTGATACAATTAAACAAAAGGGCAAAATCACACACGATTTTACAATGGGTAAGGGGTTATTTAATTTCAGACACATAATTTTTGAGATAAATAATACCACCTACCACCTATCTTTTCACAAAAATAGTGCATTTTTGCTAGGCAAATTACACAAAAAAGGGGGTATTGATGAGGACATCATACTCTCTACTAATAGTATTGATAAACTATATAGCATAATAAGGGGGTCATAATATGCGAGATACACCTTACGCAAATCAACAAGGGGTTAGAAACTTATGCATTGCTATTGTTGAGAATAGTTGTGTAGAGTTTAGGAACAACCTATCTCTAATGAGAAGAATTGGGGTTAAAATAGGCAATAATGAATATAAAGACAAAAAGAAAAAAGACAAGATTTTTGAACTAGACAAATTAAGACAAGAAAACAAATACATATTAAAGTGGGTTATGAGCGAACATATGCAGATACTTACGGCTGGGGAGATTGATGGACTTTGGCTTAAAAATAATTTGCTAGAATACAAAAAACTTTATCGCAAAAGATTTATTGAGAACTTGGAACTTGCTAGCAAAGAACTTGGGACTACCTTTAATCTCTCACAAGAGCAAGTAAAATATCTTTTAACTCATAATGGACTTGATATGTTAAAAGAACTTGCTAATAAGCAAGGGCAAACTAAACTACTTAAAAAGTGGTTAAGGGAACTAGATTATATAACTTACGAACTTAAAAAGGAGAAAGAAAATGGAGATAACACCTAAAAAATATTGCAAGTGGTGTAAGTATGCCACCACCAAAGGACAAAGATTTTACTGCACCTTAAAGCAAAGAGAATATACTTATTACTCAATGATAGCACCTAGAAAGTGTAAAGACTACACCTATACTACCACCAGCATTTTTGGAGAAACAAAAGGGTATAGACCGCACCCTGATTACTATGGTAAAACACAATAAATAAACAATAATATAAAATATTAAAATTGATACTTGTAAATAAATAAACAATAATATAGAATATAGTAAAGGAGAAAATTATGGGCAGATACACAATTAAAACAAGTATGAACGACTATGCACTTGATTGCAATTGCAATACAAACATAGAACTTTTTACTCAACAAGCACTCAATAAACTTGGGAAACTTGAAGACTTGGGCGACCTAATAGGACAAGATATTTATGAGTGGCTTTTGAAACATCGTTTATACCTTATTAGTGAAATTGAAAAAGAAACTGATAAGGACTTAAAGACTTACAA